CTTGAGCCGGTCGACGACGCCCGCCCCCAGCCCGCCCTCGTCCACCACCACCAGCGTCGGCTTGAACTCCTCGATCACGTCGATCACGCGCCCGACCACCTCCATGGTGTCGTCGCCTCGGTAGCGCCGGATGCCGATGATGTCTCTGCCTTGCCTGATAGCGATGACCGTGGCGTCCGCCCCGAACCGCGCCGGGTCCACGCCCACCACTATCGGCGCGCTCTGGTCCTGCGATGGTGGCCGTGACTGCGCGTCCATGACCAGCGATGACGGTATGAACTGGTCATCCGATGCGTTCGGGAACGCCCCGTAGACCTCCACATGCGCCTGTGCGGAGTCGGGTCCGTATTCGTCGATGATCTGTTGATAAACGGCCTTGTCAGTTCCCTCCACGCCTCTAGCGTCAACAACCTTGTTTCGCCAGAAGTCGCGCTTGCTGTTGAAGCACTCGTAGAAATATCCTGAGTTTCGGCGGGGGTTGCTAAAAGCAAGCCAGAAACGATTAGGAGTATTCTCCGTGAAGAAACCGCTGGCCACCGCCCAAATACTGTCATCTATACCACTCGCCTCATCAAACACCAGCATGACGCCCGCGAAGTTGTGCACGCCCGCGTAACTGTCCGGGTTTTCTGCTGACCACAGCCGCCCCTCGACGCCCCAGTAGCGCGTGCCCAGCTTCAGATCGCGCTCGACCAGTTCCGCGATCCACTTGGCCGGCAGCACCCGCGTTGCGCTCACCTCGAACCAGTGGGTGTTGAGGGACATGCTCAACCACTTGGTGATCTCGGCCCATGTGACGCTGCGAAGCTGCGCCTCGGAGTTGGCCGACACGATGGTCGTCGACCCGATCCGCGTCGTCAGCATCCAGATCACTAGCCAGCTTACGAGGGCCGACTTGCCGATGCCGCGCCCCGATGACGTGGCCATGCGGAACGTCTCAAAGTCCACTTTGCCGCCGTTGAGGCGGATGTGGTCCCGCAGGTCTTGCAGCACCTCCAACTGCCAGCGCCTAGGCCCAGTAAAATGCTCAAGCGGCGTTCCCACCTTCCCCCACGGGAACGCCAGCCTCACAAACGCCACCGGATCGTTCTTCACCTGTGGCGACCACATAGTGGCCATCAGCTTCTGTTCTTCGTCCGCTGAGTATATCGGCGTCTGCACCTTCAATAACCCTCATCTGCGCCTCTTCCAGCGCGGCCAGTATGGATATGCGTTGCTCGATCTGCACCTGGACCGACTGCGGCGCGGTCCACTTATGCACATGCTTGAGGATGTCCAACGCCGCCTTGGTGTCGCCTTGGAGGGCGGCGTCTCTTAGAACGCTCGCCATCTCGGCCTCGGACTCAGCGCGGCCCTTATGCTCAGCATACTCCGCGATGGGGTCCAGTTGCATCAGATGCCGGTATTCCTGCGGCGTCAGCCCTGCGGCGTAGGCTAATGAGTCGCCTTTCAGCCCTTTCCGCGCGGCTTCGTAAATGCGCTCCAACACCGCCTCAGTTGCAGTGATTTGGCGCGGTTCATAGGGAAGCGTCGTGAACGTCATAAGACCTTTTACCATAAAAAATAAAAAAATAAAAAAGTTTGCGTGATGGCTGCGTATTTCTTAACGGAGAGCCCTCGGCCCAGCCCCCCCGGCCTCGCGTTTCCTGCCAACGCCTGCCAACGCCTGCCAACGCCTGCCAACGCCTGCCAACGCCTGCCAGCTCAATGCAACGTAACGTTATAGCATTGCGTGCGCCGATTGGCGGCGCGGCATTCTCCCGATACCGCGCCGCCTGGCGTAACCCGAACGCATTCGAGTCGCAGCTATCTTACGCGCGCCGCGCGGCAGGTCAAATCAGGGCTGAAAAGAACAATGGGCGAACGTCATGCCGAATTGCATATGTCGCAGCGGCGCTCTAAAACGGGGTCGCTATTCTACATATTTTTTGTGTGAGTTAGGCGGTTAGGCGGTTAGGCAAGTCGTCTGACCTTTAGCTGACGAAAAAACTGTAATTTTACACTTTACCGTAATATTACAGTTAACTTTTGACAAACCTATAAATGATAACCGCCTAACAGCATATAATATTGTATTTAGGATATTTCGGCCGTCTATCCAATCACCTAACCGGCGCATATAAGTTCGGCGCGAACCGCCTAACCGCCAAAAAATTACAGTAAATCTATTGTTAAGCCAAGCTGTAATTTTTCCGAAAATTACAGCTTGGCAGTAAAAATTACGGCTTAACCGTTGCTTCAACATAAACCCGCGCCCGATTCGTGACGCGGACGCACCATTCGCCGCAATTGAACAAAGTGACGCTCTTAGGCGTTCTCTGCTCCACTTTTATGCTATTCGGCACAAACTGCCCAAGCGCCGATTTAGCGTTGCTCATTTGACTCCAGGTAAGATAACCCGACTCAAACAAGGCATAGAGCATCGCCGCAAGATGGTCGTGCGTGGGAACAGGTTTATCAAGTATCGTCTTAAGCTGTGCCATTTGTCATGCCTCCATGTTGATACCTGAAAAATTACACTAGAAAGAAATTTTACGCAACACCGTATTTTTCTCTTGACGTCGCCGCCGCTATCCCGTAACTTATACACATAACGAAGGAGCAAACGACATGACACATACCCAGAAAGAAACTCTCCGCGACTGCTTCGAAGGTTGCTTCAATTTCGACACTGCTTGGCAGATGGCGGGGATTGACACCAAGGAAGCGTATGTGGCCGCGTGGCGCACATGGAATAAATGGCGCCGCCAAATGGATGAGCGCGGGTATTATACCTTCTAAAAGAGACGGGCGCGGCAATCACGCCGCGCCCCTTTACAACATGTCCACATAGGAGATAGACAACATGAACGCATACACAATCTTAGAGCTAATCGTCGCCGCGCTTGTCGCCGTCGTCGTGTTCACACATGCCGTGCCGGCTATCATCTAAGGAAAGAAGACAATGTGGGAAGGCTATAAACACACGAAAAAAGAACGCGCAGCGGTGGACGCTGCATGGTTCAAGGTCTGTGCGCTCACGGGCCACGACTACCGGAGCGAGCGTTTTATGAAGGACGAAGCGCGCGGCTATGGCAACAGGAACGACCGCATAGGCGAGCAAGGCGCTAAAGCGCTTTGCGTCAGGTGGTATCTAAGCGGCACGCAAAAACCGGAAGCCCTGCTGGCGGATTATTATTTCATCCGCCCCGCCCGCGTATGGTTCACAGGTTACGGTGCGTCAAAGTCGGCGGCGCTGTCAGTAGAAGATGAAGCGCTTCTAACCGCCGCCGTAGAAGCCCATGAAGCCGCTTTTAGAAGGATGATGAACAATGACTAACATCAAAGAATGGGCCGAAGCTAAATGGCAATCCAAGGGCGTGATCCACGCCGGCAATGGTAACGTATTTACCATGTCGGAAGACGGCCGGCCGCAGGTCAAGGCTGGCCATACGTGGCAATACACGTCCAAGGAAACCAAACGCCGCCAAAAGGGCTTGGCCATGTATAACCCAAAACTGCGCGAGATTATTCTCGCGGAAGCGACGCGGGAAATGCGCGACCAGAAGGTAGAAAAGCCGCGCAAAGCATGGGAAGACCCTAAGTTCGAAACCAAGCCCATGCCACATTACACTTGGCCTAAAGAGCAAGCGCCAGAACCGGCCAAGGAAACGCGCAAACGTGTCTCACGTAAGCGAATAGAGCAAGCCGCCGCCATACTGGCCAAAATTGATCCAGACTTACGGGCGCAGTTCCTCGCGCGTTTTGGCCTGTCCCTAACCACATGCGCAGCGCTCGCGTCCATTGGGGACATCGAGGCAATGGCGCGGGAATTTTTGAGGGCAATGTCATGAGCAGCTACATTCTTTACGAACTGGACGAGTTTCAACCCTGGCCCGGCCAATCCTGTTACCTCTACGGAACGGCTATGCTCACGTATCAATGGGAAAGCCCGGACCCTAGCATTGGCTGGCGCGGCGGCCCGACTGACATTCGGCTCCAAAGCCTAGTGATTAGCGGCGATGGTGAGTCAATGATCGCCCCGCGCGGCTCGCACTTGTTCGACGCCGCTGCGGCTGCTCTTGAGGCGAGCGATTATGTCGCGGAGCAATGCATAAAGGATCACGAAAATGGAGCTTGACTGGCAACAAATCGAGCTAATCCTTGACACTCTAAACAGCCTCCCGCAACGCACGATAGCGCAGGAACGCCTGCGGGCGGAATTGCAAGAAGCGCACGATAACGCGGCAGAAGAATACAGGAGTTCAATATGGGCCGGATAAAAGACTATTTTGAGTTTTCGCAGCTTTTGCATTGGTTATCGACGGAAGCCCTGCAAATCATGCTGGAAACCGAGGCGGATTCGTTCCGCGCGTCCATCATCACGAACGAAATAGAGGCGCGACATGCTAAGCCCGCATCAGCAACAAC